ATGCATTGAGCGAGGTCGTAAGATCTTGCCCTACTTTAAGAAGGGGCGAGAGCATTCGATCCTCTACAATGCAGTGCTGGAGTTAGAATCCATTCTTAAACGACATCAATGCGCTATGCTGTCTGCCTCTTTTCGTCGAGCCCCCATCTGTGTGTTTCTTTATGGCACTGCAGGTGTGGCAAAGTCATTCATTGCTGCCGGTCTTTTCAACCATTACTGCGCTGTTCGTGGTATTGATTCCGAGAAAGCTAAGATGTGGACTCGAACTGAAGGTGAAGAGTACTACAGTGGTTATAAATCCCACTTTGCTGGTGTCATGTATGATGATGCTGCTAAGTATCGCACTAGCAAGATCCAAGGTATCGACCCCTCAATCGGCGACATCATCACCGCCGTCAATAACATTCCCTTTGTGACGCCGCAGGCAGATCTACCTGACAAAGGTAAGATCCCCTTCCTCTCAGAGTTCGTCGCCGTCACTAGTAACGTTGGTGACCTTGCTGCTGATCAGTATTTCAACAGTTCTGCGGCATTCCTGCGTCGTTTTGCCGTACGCATTGTGCCAATCGTGAAAGACCAGTTCAGAGTTAAGGGAGAAGATCGTATCGACGCTAAGTTCTTGCCGGAGGGCGTTCAATATCCCGAACTCTGGGACTTTGAGGTCTATCACTCTGTTGTGAACGGTATGAAGGGTGAGTTCGTGCTTCATAAGACATATGAAACATATGCCGAGCTGCTGCACTATATGACCGGTGTCTATGAAAAGCACATTGCTCAACAGGATCGTCTGATGAAGACGGTTGGAATGATTGGGCCTGAGAAACTTTGTGTTTGTCGTCTCCCGGTTTCTATCTGTCAATGCAACACAGACTCTGAGGAGGAAATTCTCAATGATGATGCTGATGCTATTATTCAGAACGATGTGGAGACCAGCTATCCAAACCCAGGTAAACACTGGCAACGTGTTGGTATTCTCGCGTCGTACCGATATGACGTGATGCGCCGCTACCAGGATCGTACCGATCAGGTCTATATTCGCCAGCTATTTTCTGGTGAGGACGTCGCTAAATGGTTTAACCCTGAGTATGCTGAGAGTGATGAACATGATCAGATTGTTGGCGGCAAGATCGAGTCCGAACTTGAGAATATGATCAGTGAGTTTTCTCAGCTGGAAGCGCGTGATAAGCTCAACTACATCAGTGACGGCAAATTTAACTCACTCCAAAGTGGTGAGCTTGATTCAGAGTTTATGGACTTTAGACCCAAGATAGGCCGTCCTGGTTTCTTCTTGCAAACACAAGTTGATTGGTTGAAGACAGAGATTAAGAAGTACTGCATCGGCATTAACGATAAGGAGAATGCCCTCCTTGACGTTTACGTTATGGAGCATGCACCTAAGTTCATTGCTGATGGCTGGGCCCTCGGAGATGTTATCAAAGCTGGATATCAGTACATCACTTTTTACAGCAAGAAGCTGGAGGATCCTGAGCTTGTAGAAGTTCGTGAGTTTCTCATGGACACTCGCAAACCTGCTTGGTACGAAAGACTCGGTGTTTCATTTGCCGTTGCTTACTTCGAGAACCGCACATTTCACAACTGCGTCAACTATTTGGCAGGCATCCCGCTTGTTGAAAGAGTCGTAGCTTGGTGCGTGTGCAAAGCCACTCAATCATCACCCCGAGTCGCACTTAGCACCGCAGGTAGGGCACATGACGCGAAACTTGGCGGTCAGAACAAATGGGTTCGGATCTTCGTCATGGTCGCTGGTGCCGCTGCTGGCCTGGCATTGATTTATCGTTTCGCCAAGTACATGCTGCCTAAGTCCGAGGAAGACAAAGAGCGTGAGAGAATTCGAACTGAGGCGAACAAAAATATTGCTGTAGCCCAGGAGGCTATTAAGGAAACCCAGGATCGTGTTCAGCACTTCAAGTCTTGCCACGTCTGTGCTCGAGATATTGTTGATGGTCGCATTACTACAGAGGATATAATCAGTTCCACACTTGTGACCCAGGACGTGGCCCGTGACGAAATTGACGAACAGATGGACCTTCTTGCCGTTGGTCGAAAGCCCACGCCCCGTGAAGCTGAAAAGAAGAACATCTGGGTCACT